ATGGTAAATGTTAAAAAATATGGTAGTGGAGCTTTAACTTCAACAGAACCAAATAATTTGCAAGGCCCAATGTCTCCTGAAGAAGAAAGAATTTTCAGAGGTATGTCTCCTTTTATAGAAAAATCAGGATCAGCTGTAGCTGGTACACAAGCTGGGGAAGAAAAAATAAGAGCTGGTGTTGGTTTTGATACAAAATTTGGTAATATTGGATTAGAAGCAAGTAAATCAATTCGCACTCAAATGGGGTCTCCTGATTTTCAAGAAAAAAATATAAATGTTAACTACAATAAAAACATTCCAATAACTGAAAACACTAATTTAGATATTTCTGGTGGACTTGGTCGTTCAAATAGTGAGTTTCAAGGTTATGATCAAACCAAAAGAAAACAAGACATTTACAATGTTGGAGCAAGAGTAAACTATCGTTTTGGTCAAGGAAAAATGAGTGGTGGATTAGCAAACGAAAAACAATTTAAATATGTTAAAGGTGGTTTTGAAGAAGGTAATTATCAAGACTATGTTTTAGATTTGTTAAAATGAGTGGTTTAGATAAGTGGTTTAAAGAAAATTGGGTTGACATAGGTGCCCCTAAAAAAGGTGGTGGTTATGAAAAGTGTGGAAGAGCAAAAGCAGATGGTTCTGGTAGACCATACCCAAAATGTGTACCTGCAGCAAAAGCTGCTAGTATGTCAGGAAGCCAGAGGAGATCAGCAGTCATCCGTAAAAGAGCTGCAGGTAATGTTGGACCAAAACCAACTAATGTTAAAACAATTAAAGCCAGTGAGGGAAAAATGTTAAAAGGAAAACAAAAAAAACTTGATATTAACAATGATGGAAAAATATCAGGTGATGATTTTGCTATGTTAAAGAATAGTAAAAAAGTAAGAATGCAAAAAAAAGATGCAATGGGTGAAGCACCTGAAGGTATGATGGGTGGTGGAATGTACGATCAACCAATGGGAATGGAACATGGTGGTATGTCTGAAACTCGTGGGCAAAAAAACATACAAGTAAAAAAAAGTTATTTTAAAGGTGTGTTTTAATGAGTAAATATTCAAAAATGCTTTCAATGAAAAACGGAAGTAATATACGAATACAAAAAGCAGCAGTCGGAATATTTGCAAGACTTTTAGGATTAGGTGCAAAAAAAGGTGTAGAGATGATGGGTGTTTCTAAAAAAGCAATTCAAGAAGGGGCTACAAAAGCTGCAAGACCTGAAAGATTTAGAAAAGCATCTGAGGCTGATCAAACAGGAAATAAAGAAATGTTAAAAAATTTAAGATTGAAAGACTTTGAATAATGACAACTTCTGGTACTACAACATTTGATTTGAATATTGAAGAAGTAATTGAAGAAGCATATGAAAGATGTGGTGCATCAACTACTTCAGGATATTCATTAAGAAGTGCCAGAAGATCATTAAATTTATTATTTTCAGAGTGGGGCAATAGAGGTGTTCATCTTTGGAAAGTTACTCTTAAGACACAAGCATTAACTTCTGGTACGGCAACTTATACTACACCTACTGATTGTAATGATGTATTAGAGGCTTATATATCATCTAGTAATGCTCAAGCTCAAAGCACAAATGATATTTCATTAGATAAAATTGACAGATCTGCTTACGCTTCACTTCCTAATAAAGGACAATTAGGTCAACCTTCACAATATTACGTAGATAGACAAACAAGACCAACCATAAGTTTATATTTAACACCAAATGCATCTACTTATACTTTTTTAAAATATTATTATATTGGAAGAATACAAGATGCTGGTGCATATACAAATACAACTGATCTACCATTTAGATTTTTACCTTGTATGGTCTCAGGATTAGCATTTTATTTATCAATGAAGATTAATCAAAAATTAACAGATGCACTTAGATTATATTATGAAGATGATCTACAAAGAGCCTTGCAAGAGGATGGTCAAAGAACATCTTTATTTATATCTCCACAAGCTTACTATGGTAATTTATTATAATGCCTAATTTTTCTAAAGGTAAATATTCACAGTCTATATCAGATCGTTCTGGTCAAGCATTTCCATTTCAACAAATGGTAAAAGAGTGGAATGGTTCATTAGTACACACATCAGAATTTGAACCTAAAAGTCCTCAATTAGATCCAAAACACCATAAAGCAGATCCACAAGCACTTCAGGACACGCGCGCGCAGGACTTTAGTTTAATATCTGGTGGTGATGGAGAGGCTACTGCAAACTTAACTTTGCCAGGTGAATTTGCTTTTGAATCATCAGGTATGATTCCAAACAATCCCTCTGCACAAAATTCAGCAAGACAGTTTGGTATTTATACAGGTAAGGTAACTGTGGTAATATCATAATGGCTATAACATACGCAGCATTTTTAACACAGATAAGAAACTATACTGAAGTAGACGACACAGTATTAACCGCTACAATTTTAGACCAATTTATTAGAAATGTTGAATTAGATATTGCAGCAAAAGTAGATTACGATGATTTAAGAAAATATGTAGACTCAGTATTTACTGTTAATAATAAATATATTTCTATACCCGCTGATTTAATTGTACCAAGAGCTTTTTTTGTAGCCACTACCGGAACACTTGCTTCCGGCACCGTTGCATATTTAGAAAAAAGGGATCAAACTTTTATAAGAGAATTTAATTCAACTAATGCTACAGGTGTACCAAAATACTATGCACAGTTTGATGATTTTACTGTAATAGTGGCACCAACACCAGATTCAGCATACCCAGTGCAATTAGAATACATTGCGGATGCTCCACATTTTAGTGCTACTAATAATACTTTTGTTTCTACTTATTATGAAAATATGTTGCTATACGGAGTTTTAACAGAAGCTTTTTCTTATTTAAAAGGACCCATGGATATGTACAATCTCTATAAAACAAAGTATGATGAAGAATTACAAACCTTTGCTCTTATACAAATGGGTAGAAGACGTAGAGGTGAGTATGATGATGGTGTACCAAGAATTAAAATAAACTCACCATCACCTAGAAGTATTGAACCATAAAAATTAGGAGATAAAAATGGCTATCACAACAAACGCAATTTGCAATTCGTTTAAAAAACAAATTCTTACGGCGACACACAATTTCACAGCATCTACTGGAAACTCATTTAAGTTAGCGTTGTATCTAACATCAGCAACATTAGGTGCGTCTACTACATCTTTTACAACTACAGGACAAGCTAGTTCAACAGGATATACATCCGGTGGTAAAGCATTAGTTAATGGTGGTGTAAAAGTATCAAGTGCTGTTGCAATTACAGATTTTGATGATCTTTCTTTCGCAAGTGTAACATTATCTGTACGAGGTGCATTAATTTATAACGACACAGCATCAGGAGATCCTGCTGTTTGTGTATTAGATTTTGGTGGAACTAAAACTGCAACTGCAGGAACTTTTACAGTTCAGTTTCCAGCATTTACAACAAGCGCTGCAATTATTAGAATTGGTAACGCGTAAATTTTAAGGAGGGCCAAGTGGCAGATATTATATTTTACATATCACCACTTGGTGCTCATACCATGTTAGGAAAATAACATGGCTAACGAAACAGTAGTTTTATCATCCCCTGGTTTAATTGCTTGGAATAGCGGACAATTCGGCGACGATTCTTTTGGTGGTCAGGAACTTTCCTTAGGTTTATTACAAGGTACAACAACCACAACAGCTAATGCAAATGTATCCATTACAGGAACAAGATTAAATTTAACTGTAGGTTCTGTAAGTACAGATACAGCTTCAGTATTTTCAGTTACAGGTTCAAGAATAAATATCTCTTTAAATTCTGTTTCTATAGCTGGAGAGAGTGGAGCTAGCGTGACTGGCTCAAGAATTGATTTAACCGTAAACTCAGTTACAACAAATATCCAAGCAGATGCAGGTTGGGGTAATAATTCTTGGGGTACAGTTCCTTGGGGTGAAGAAAATGATATTGTTGTTTCTGTTACAGGCACACAAATTAACACAGCAATTGGTATTGAAAGCGTTACTGCCGATGCGAATGTTTCTGTTACTGGTTCAAGAATAAATTTAAGTGTAGGTAGTGTTGATATAGCAGCTGATGGTAATATTTCTGTAGCTGTTGCAGAACATACACTTACTATTACAAGTGGAAATGAAAGCACAACTGCAAACGCTAATATATCAGTTACTGGAACTCAAATAAATCTAACAGTAGGTTCAGTTGAAGCCGGACTTAAAACAGAGGTAGATGTAACAGGTTCAAGAATCAATGTTTTAATAGGAAATGAAGATACAACTGCAAACGCTAATGTAGATGTTACGGGTTCAAGAATAAATTTAAGTGTAGGTTCAGTAGATATTGCATTTGGTTATGCCGTTACAGGATCTAGAATAAATACTCTTATAAATTCAGCTACTATAACAGGTAATGCTACTGTAGCTCTTACTGGTATTCGCTTGAATACTCGAATAGGATCTGCTAATGTAACAGCATGGGCAGAAGTACAAACAGGAGCTAATAATACTTGGACTCCAGTTGACTTAGCTGCATAAATGTATTAATTTAATTAAATAGGAGCAAATAATGGCATCAAGTTTTTCAACAGACCTCAAACTAGAGTTAATGGTAACCGGCGAAAATGCTGGTACTTGGGGTGATAAAACAAATACAAATTTAGCATTAATTCAACAAGCGATTGCTGGTTTTCAATCTGTATCTATAGCAGGAGGAGCTCAAACTACAGCTCTTACAATGGACAATGCAGCAATATCTAATGCAAGAAATGCAGTTATAAAATTAACAGGTGCAATTA